AATGATGCGTCCTATGCCCTATGCTATTGTAATTCATGGTAAAGCTGGTGTTGGGAAATCCATGTTAATCAAAGTAATTCATCGTCTTTTCTGTAGAGTTACCCAATCGCCCGATGCTATATATTATAGAACAAATTCTAAATATTGGGATAACTTTGACAATGGTAAAACTACTATTGTTTTTGATGACGTTGGATGCGTTAAACCAGACAAGGAAGACGAAGAAATTTCAGGTGAGATCATTCGTGTTATTAACACTGTTGGTTTCGTAACCCCACAAGCAGCGATTGAAGATAAGGGACGTTTTAGTGTACAGGCTAAGCTAGTCTTGTTGACTACTAATCTTGATAATAACCATTTAGATGGTCATTTTAAGCATAGATATGCCACAATTTCTGCTGTCGCTCGTCGTTTTCCTATTCGTATTCAAGTTGAACTCAAGGAAACTCATCGTAAGATAGAAGGTACACTTGACAACGATTTGCTCACTGAAGATGATGAGGCTTGGGATTTCTTGGTTCAGTCTGTAAGGACTTCACCAGATAATCCCGAGCCAATTTATGTCACTGAACTTTTTACCGGAGATCTTGATGTACTGATGAATTTTTTGACACCACTTTTCTTGCAACATGTTGAAGCTGATAGAACTGTTAACTCTGCTGAAGAATTATATAATGCACGTGTTGATCGTTTTACAGGACATACTTCTCCATGTGTAGAAGAACCCATTTTTAAAGAACAGAGTGATTTGGATTGTGAACCTTTTCAGAGATCAGTTCAAGATGAGGAGTCGTTTCCTTATGGGCCTTCCGATTCACCTAGAGCGATTTTCGCGAGGGCATGTCGCGAGATTCGTATCTTGGGCGAATCGAAACGAATAAAAGATGATAGTGTTTTATCACCATCTTTTGTTCGACGATTCGCGAAAGCACAGAAATCTAGAATCGTTAAAGAAGTGAAACCAGTGAAGCATGAACTCTTGCGTCATGTTAATTACGCTGATTTCAGATCTCACCCTTATAATCAATTTAGATGGACTTCTAAATCTGCTTTAGAAAGGGTTTTGAACTCTTTTCTTCCACCTGAGGAAGAGGAAGCCCTTTATGCGTATAGAAGGAAAGTGTTGTTTAATGGCGCGATGTTTACTGGTG